CTGGGCTTTTATACTTACAGATCCCCTTCTTCGGATGGAAGAGATGCATGTTGCTCACGTGAAACGGTTTTTGTAATTTTAAATCCTTGTTCAAATCCTTGCCAGAATAGCCAGTTATTTTGAAATCGACATTTTCCGTGGTGCTATTATTCACGTAATTTGAAATAATCTTCTTCTCCACGAGATTATCTAAATGTTCCTTGTAATCCTGTGTCCATCGCCCGGGTGGGAGTTCTGTCACGTGTATGGTTTTGTTATTACTGGTTGACGTCCAAACACCCTCCGTAATCCAACTTCCATCTGATTTGAACACTTTTCCTTTGAACCCCCTGAACCACGGTTTCATCGGCACGAGATCTTCACCAGACAGCGCGCGTTCGATATTAGCGCTTATATCTCGTGGGTTGAAGGGTGGAATATAACAACTGAACCCCGTACCGATACCCTCAGTGCCATTCACAAGAACAGTTGGTATGATGGGAACAAAGTATTCCGGTTCTATGGGCTTTCCATCATCGTCGAGATAATTGAGAATAGCATCATCTCTTGGGTCGAAGAGTTTTCTCGCATCCCTTGTGATCTTTGTAAAAATGTACCTCGTCTGGCTGGCATCCTTCCCACCCATTAACCGAGTACCAAACTGACCGCACGGTTCGAGGAGATTCACATTGTTTGAACCAACAAAATCGTGCGCGAGCTTCACGATCGTATCGGCGAGCGACACTTCGCCGTGGTGATACGATGTCTTTTCTGATACATACGCCGCGAGTTGAGCTACCTTCATCTCGTGTGTCAAATTTTTATTGAAACAAGCGTGCATGACCTTTCTCTGTGATGGTTTGAGACCGTCTGACACGTGTGCGATAGATCGCTTCAAATCGGCGAGACTGAAATTCACAAGATCTTTGTGTACAAAATCTGTTATATCGAGATCACTCACATTGCCATAGGGAACTTCCAATTCATTTGAATTTTTTTCTGTACTTTCAAGTAACCAAGTTTTCCGATCATCCGCCTTTGTTTTATCAAACGCCAAAATAAGTGAATCATCTGTGTGGGTATCTGTCTTGAATTGAACCGTGAGCTTCGCGATATTTTTGAAATATTCCCTGGCTTCAACCGACGTTGAGGTACCAAGACCCTTGTAATACTTAATTTTCCAACCAATTTTGCCATCACCGTACCAATGTCTAAATGTAGAATCTGTGTAGAACGACCGCGTCTCAGACCCTTTGGTCGCTTTGATGATTGGGGTGACCATGCTTACAACGAAATTTAAATTGAGTAAGCTTGGCCAAAAGTAGTGTATCATATTCAATACCAAACCCTTGATGTGTGATCCATCCGCGTCCGCGTCCGTCATGATCATGAGACGACCATATCGCAATTCGTTGAGGGATGTATACACTTTACCCTGCTGCAACCCAAGAATCTTTTTGAGATCACTGAATTCCTTATTTTCTGTGAGCTGTTTGATACTCGCGTCTCGAACATTTTTACATTTACCGCGCAGCGGAAATACGCCGTAGTGATCCCGTCCAACGATCGATAAACCGGCAACAGCCAGTGTCTTCGCGGAATCACCCTCTGTGATGATCAGCGTACACTTAGATGAATCGCTTGTCCCAGCTTTATTGGCGTCATCCAATTTTGGAATGCCTGTGATTCTCGATTTCCTCGCGCCATCTGTCTTCTGTAATTCCTTCATTTCCTTAAATTTCGAGAGCGCCATGAGTTCTGTTTGAACGCTCGTTTTCAAAATATCTTTTATGAATTTTTTTGGTGGTTCAAATTTACTCCCAAAATTTTGTGGCTTTAGTGTGCATTCACTCTTCACTTGACTACTGAACGTAGGATTGACGAGTGTCGATTTTACAAATAACATGAACGCATTTTTAACCTGTTGTGGTTTGAGTTTGATTTTTTTAGCCATTTCGTCGATGATACCAGCGGCGAGAACGCTCGCGACGTGATCGACATGACTACCACCCTTCGTGGTGCAGATGCCATTGACGAATGATACTTGCTCAAACCCATCGTCGGCGGGGACGACACACACACTCCATCGATCCGATGTAAACATTCGAATCTCATCGCTCTTTGTATGCATCTTCGCATACGCGTCAAATGATGTTTTAGGTAAAGCTGAACCCCGGAACTTAACCTTACACCCGGGTGTCGTGCAGATATTCGCATCATACACCCTTTTTTCGAATATTTTATAGATATGATCGTCCATTTTCTTCATACCGAATCTCGACCAATCCGGAATAAATTTAACACACACACTCGAGGTCGCGCTCGAATAACTGCGCATTTTTGGCGGCTTACACGTCTTCATGTTATCGGACCATTCCTGTGTATATATCAATTTGTTCTCAGGATCTTTTATTTTTACAGAAAACTTCGATGAATATACATTGGTCAATTTAGCCCCATATCCATTCCTACCACCGACGACACGTTCCTGTGTGTCGTCATAGTTCGTACTCGTGAGCAAATGTCCAAAAACAAGCTCAGGATTCCAAATTTGTTCTTTTTCATGCATTTTTACACACACACCACCGAGTGGACCGTTATTTTCAATCGTCACCTCACCCGTTTCCTTATCGATATCTATAGAAATAGACGTTACATGTTTGGGATGTAGTGAATTCCTATCGATCGCATTGACCAAAATTTCATCGAAAATCTTAAGAAGCGCGGGCGCGTATACGAGTGTTTTTCTTTCGAACCCATCACCATCTTTGACCCAATACTGTTCTCCCACTCGGGCTACTGGACCGACATACGAATCGGGTCTCTTCAGTATATGTTCGACGTGTGTCAATTTTTCGACACTCTCAGTCATTTTCTATATTCATGATCATGTGTCATTTACTTAAGCTGTTTTTGACAATCAAAGGTAGGTATCTTTGAAAAATATGTTTGGGTATATCAGATGACAGCTTCGAATAATAACAATAACTCAGTCGTGATTGAAACTCCCAATTCCGCATCATCTAGGACATCCAGACGACAGCCTCTCAGTCCGATCAGGTTATTCCCCCAAAATGGTCCCGGTCTTAATAGGAATTTTAGGTATAACTCGAATTCAAATCAGGAGGGTATGTCGGCCGTCAGTCGTCGATTTCGCCGAGACGTTGCCGTCGGTCGTACGCAAAGTATCCCCACTCAGCTTGCGAATCTCGCGAATAATATTCAACCCCGTAGATTAAATTTTAACAATAATGGTCCCGGCCCATCAAGTCCGGGTAGGAAACCGAAAACCGTGAATGTTTCAACGTATGAAAAAATGTTGAAGAATCTTGAGAATAAAAACAAAAACAATAACAATAACAAAAACAATAAACCCAATAATGAAAACAAAAATGTAGTTGCGTGGTTAAATAAAGGTATGGCGGAATCTAAAAAGAGTAAAATTCCCAAAAATAAGAGGGTCTTCCTCTTAACGGATTTGACAAATAATGGTAAGATTAAACACGTGTGGGATCGCCGATTTCTTAATGGATTAATTGAATCAGATGAAACTCTCCCAGTGTCGCGTCGTCGCGAGGTCCGAGAAAATAATGATCAGTCCTTTACATCCCCATTGACGCGAAAAAAATTTAGTAAAAATGACATAAAAGCGTATCCACCCACAAACGCGACAAAAGGGATAATAAAGCAAATTATGAATAGAAGGGTTCTCGAATCCAAAGTCAATACATTAATGAAAATTAAGAATAAAGATTATTTAGCGCGGTCGAACATATTTGAGACGATAAAGCGTGGTATAAGAAAAGGTGATATAACAACCGAGAAACAAATAAAGGAACTTGCTTTGATATACGAGGTTACCGGAAGGGAACTGCTCATTTCTGGACACAGACGGGGTGGCGATTACTATACGGCGTATGTAGACGGAAAGTTCAAACCTCATCACATAAAATTTATGGAAACAAAACCCTTTATTGTTTCACAATTATATGACACCACTCTTAAAGGTCGACTTCCAGCGCGAGCGATAGTCCCCCTCTATAAATTACCAGAGACGGTGACTACATATTTGTCAAAATTTGATAAATATGAGCGACCATTAAATATGCGCCCAAATAATAGTAATTCAAAAAAGGAAAATCAAAAGAAAATACTTGAAAAGAGGAGGGTCATTAGGCTTGCATTAAGAGAAGTAGTCAGAAACGGTCACGTGTCTCACGTGAAGTCGCAAATTTTGGGAATGATAAAAGGATTAACAAATTCCAATTTACGAAATAATCTTAATGATTTCTATGAATGGCACGAGTTAGTGAGGAATGCGGCATCGTAATTTTAAATCTAACATACAGTACAACAAAATGGCCCAAAAACGCAAAGCGAGCGAAGCTCAAAAGATCGGTGGTGGAATCATGTCCGCCGTACTCGTTATAAGTTTAGTATCAGTCTTATACCTTACTTCTAAAAAATAATTAAAAACTAAACCTAAGTCACAATTTTTTACTTTAAAACTAGAACTTTTAAAGTAAATCATGGATCAGACCGATAAATTGGAGCGAGCGATTTTTCGAATCAAACAAAAATACGAAGAGTATGACCAGAGGAAGAAAGATCGTCAAATTATCATGACAAATAAAATTTTAGAATCGGAAAATGTCGACACGCGAAACATATGCAGAGCCTTGACTCTATCAGGGAAACCATGTAAGTTTAAGGCTGTGTGCGGAAATTACTGTAGAAAGCATACTCGGGTATAATAAAAATATTTATGTAATATAACAATGTTCGACCAGGAAACATTACGTCCGGTCGCTATCGCCATGGCGCTCTATCTCATCATCGCGTGGTTCGTCAGTGAGAAGGTCAAACAGCCGACCAATATCAAATTTATTGACGACATTATCGCCATGCTTATCTCCCAACGCGGGAGCCTAGCCTCGGGGGCTATCTTGACCGGCTTGATCGTCCTCGCGTCCAATCATATTAACGATGAATTCCTTTAATATACTACTGCCGCCGACGAGGTTTTTCGTAAAATGGTGATCCATGTGTCTCAATCGTTTCTCGTACGCATCCTCCATGAACTCCAAGAGTTGTTCCTTGTTGGGTTTGCCCCATTGCATGCCCTTCTTAAACAAGAAATCGTCATTCTGCAACTCTTGCAATTCACATGATATAGTGTACGGTGTTTTCACATACTCCGG